CCAAAAAGATTAGTAGAAAACATTAACGATGCAAATCTTGAGACTGATACCCCCGTTTATCCTCTTCCATATCATATATTCTTAGTTCATGGGGCTTTATATTATTTCTATTTTAGTAATAAGGTCTTTATGGATAAAATGGCTTATATAAGGAATGTATGGGAAAATGATAAGAAAATTTTAGCTAATTTTAAAAACTATGGTTTATAATGTTTAATCATCATCCACAAACATTACCAGTTCCATTTCCATTTAAAGGTATTAATACCAATACTAAGGATGATATTAGCTATGGCCGATTTATTCAGAACATATTAGTTAGCGATAATAAAACTGGAGCTTTGCGGTATGGCACAAGCTTAACTGCTAGTTTCCCTTTTGATGACGCTGCTTACTGGCGAGAAGTTATAGCAGTTATGCCGTTCTTAAAAGATAACGGAACATCTGAAAAACTAGTTTATGTCAGGTATCTTGATCAGTCAGCTATTACTCAGGATAATATTGTAATAGCAGAACATCCTAATTTAGGTGGATGGTGTAGAGCAACACTTACGCTTGCCAATTTCCAACAAGAATATAGAACCTTTTTAAGAAATTCTATTAATGATGGAATACGTATTTATTTCAAACAAGAAATAGGAGTAGAAACTGAAATTAATGTTATAACTTCTACCGAGTTACAAATAGTTTTTGATTTCCCTGTGCTTCTAGATAATATTACTAATCCTTTCCAAGTTTATATTGAAAGAGCATTAATTGCCAGAGTTACAGCTAACGGGGCTTACGAAATAATAACGGATCAGGTAGACCCACTAGTAATTGTTTCGCACATAAATTTCCAAGGCAAATTACTAATTGCTAATGGAGTTGATCCACTCAAAGTATATGATGGAAATCAGTTATTACCTTTAAAAGCTCCCGTGCCTATACCAAACGTTACTCCAATAGTTGTAAATGGTTCTAACCTTACTTTTTCTATTCCTCAAAGTTACCTTGCTACATTACAAGCTGATGTAAAAATAAATGATGGACTTACTTTAGTTAGTGATAACGAAAACAAAGCGGTCACTATTACTAATTTAGTTTATAATGCTCCTACTAATAATCAGGTTGTAATGACCATAACAGTTAATATTGCTCCGCAAGCGAATGTTAGGAAAATAATATATCAAAAACTATGTCCATCCTTTAGTTATCTAGCTGTTGTACATAAAAGATTATGGGCAGTAGCTGAAGGTAGAACATATAAAAACAAATTTAGACCACCACTTTTAGCCATGAGAGCTTATTATGCTGCTAAAATGGAGAGTATTTATGATTGGTTTAACCCGCAAACCAATGAAATTGATTTTATTAACTTGAGTAACAATTCAAGCGTTCCTGATAATCTGGAAGCAATAACCATGTTTGAGGGAAGAACCCTGTTTTTAGGAAGAGAAACAACACAAGTTTGGGTAGGAGAAGACCCAACAACTCATGATGACGGACAAGGGATTGTTTTACCAGATTTTAAATGGGAACAGACCTTGCCAGTAGGAGTAATCCAGCAAACTTTATTTGTGGAAGTACCTAATAATCTTATATTCTTGTCCAAGTATGGGATTGTTTCTTTAAGTTCTGTTAATCTTTTTAGGCAGCTGCAAGTATCCTATCAATTTTCTACTCCTATTGATCATTATATTAATAGTCAGCTTAGTTTTATTGAAACTGATAGGGATTTTAGAAGTATGAGAGCCTTTTTATATCCTTATGGGCGGTTTTTAGGTTTTAGAATAAAATATAGCTGTTTTATCTATCAATTAAATAGTGAGGGGGCGTGGGTTGTATTTAGTGAGAACTTTGCAGAAAGCTCAAGCATTTTATATGATTCCACTACTCAAAATTTATATCTTGGAATGCCACAAGGGGAATTGCTGGTTTATTCCGATAAAGTAGGCAAACAATCATATCTTGAATACGGCAAAGGTTATATGTCATGGTTTATTGCTTATAATTGGACATTTTTTGAAAATACATGGGCAAATACCGATGTTTATATTGATAGTAAAACTCTAGACCCTCTTAATGTTAAAATACGTATTTATACTAATCAGGATGAAACGCAAAGTATTAATGAAGAATTAATTATAGATAAACAGGGAATATTATATGACGTTTCCCCTTTTGGATTAAAACCTTATCCTTTAAATGAAACGTTTTTTACTCATGAAATAATTAGATTTACCGCTGATTCTCTAATGATTGAATTATCAGGTACTAGTGACGATTTATTTGTGTTTAATAAACTATTTTTAGCGGGAGGAGTTAATTAATGGCATTAAATCCTTTGATTATTAATAAAAATTATTTTGCTGGTGTACAAGCTAGAGGTGATTTTATAAAAGCTGGTGATATAGATAGACAGTTTGTTACTATTAGCAATTATATTAATAAAAATATAGTTCCAACATTAAATCAATTAATTTCAAGTCAAATTCCCGGTTCTAATAATCCAGTAGACGCTAATAAAAATCTTATTAACGTAGGAGATGGAACTACCAAATGGGATTTTCCAAAAGCTGAATATATACCAGATTATTCATTACTTCTTGCTAAATTAGTACAAGCAAATGCAGGTTCAATACTTGCTACTGATAATAATCAAATATTTAGAGTAGTAAGTCCGTCCTCTGCTGGTCTTGCATTAACAGCAAGAGTCCAGAATACCCCTATCTGGAAAAAAATAGTGGGTAATGAATCAATTAGTAATAGGCAAATAACTAGTGAAAAAATTGCTCTGGAAAGTCTTAGGTCTGAAAATTTTGCTGTAAGTTTTGAAAGATCATTTATTAGAACAATTATTAGAAATCAGTTAATTGTTAGCAATACAATACCAAGTAGTAAAATAGCTAATGGTGCAATAACTACTAATGTATTAAGTCAGTCAATGTGGAATTTATTATGTGGAATAAATAATACACAAGTCGTTTTGGGAGGTAATACTGCTCCTAATAATTTTATCACCAGTCATAAATATATAAATTATTATCCCGGGGCGGCCTCTCCTGTTGACCATACAAAAATAGTGCCTAATTTTAAAATTCCAACTAATTTATATTGCGCAACGGAAGGATACAAGGCGTTTAATGTGGGTAATATTGCTGCTTATGCTATTACTAGTAGAAGCATTGCAAATGGTAGTTTAAATGGACAACGTTTACGTAGTTGTCCTAATGGTAAATGGAACGATCAAAGAACCGTTAGACCAATATCACAATTATTAGCTGATGGTTGTATAGGAGTTGAGAATATACCTGTTAGTTGGAGACAAAAATTAGGATTGTAGTATGAGTATAGATCAATTTACCAGAGATGCGGCATATTTTCAAACCATGCGTGATAGAAGCATGATGATCAATGCTGAGGATCTAGATTTTCAATTTAATAATTTAACTGATTATTTAAATACTAAAATAGTCCCTATAATTAATACCTTTATACAAGCTGAATTTATAGGAGTAAATAATGCCGCCCTTGCTGGGGCATGTTTACTTAATATAGGTGATGGCAATGTTAAATGGGATAAAATAAATGCTAATATCATCCCTGATTATTCTATTCCAAGAGCAAAATTTACGCCTGTTACTCCTTTTAGTATTATAGCGACTACTCAAAATAGAAATTGGACACCTTTACCATCTAATTTAAATGATAGTATATTATTTTCTAGAAATGCACGATCACCTGTTTGGCGTAAAGTAGCTACTGGTGATATTACTAATAAAACCTTAATCGGGGGTCATATAGCTCTTGGAGCTATAAAGATTGAACATTTAGGAGCAGGTTTAAGAGAAGCATTATTTGCAGCACCTAAAGTAATATTAAATGAAGCTATTGCAGAAGCGCAAATTACAGAGGCAAATTTACAGGATAATAGTTTAACAGCTGAGAAGTTTGGACAACAAATACTTACGCAAAGACAATATAGTATAACTGGATGGAATTTTGCGTGGCGTGATAATTCCATTGAAAATAGACATATAGCAGATGGAATATTAATCGGAGGACAGGGTCTTGATAGTGTAGGTTCTAAATATATGTGTTTACAAACTCGTTATTCTGCTGCGGGTACTGATGATAATGCTAATTATACATTTACCCCTGATAATATTATAGATGAATCAATAACAGATACTTTAATTGGTCCTACTCCTGGATGGGATTTTTACACAAGACTATTAACTGAATATCAGTTTGAAAATGGGGCAATAGAGGCAAAACATATAGCAAATGGTAGTGTACATCTTGCTGGTATTCATCAAAGCAGTGATTTTAATAATAGAATCCCAGCATCAGCACTTGATCCAGTAATTAGAGCAAAACTTGAGGTATAAATGATTGATATATTAAACCGTAATTTATCTTTTTTTAGACTTCTACGTAATGATAAAAGAACAATTGAATCTATTGATCTTGATAGCGGATTTGCTTCGGTAATAGATTATTTAAATAATGTAATAGTTCCAGCTGTTAATGATATGCAAGCAGGAGCATTGCCCGGGATTAATGGAAGTCCTGATTATTTTCTAACTAATGTCGGCGATG